GCAGGCATCCGTTCCCGCCCCGCGAACATTGTTGGTTGATATGAGAATCTTATGCAGTGCCGGTCTGTCGCAAGGTGAACAGATTTGAAAGTTCCAAAAAGCAATTCCATCTCAGTTTCTTTGTCGTCAACAAAGACCTTCCAGCCCCGATACCAATTATCAATGAAACTCAAGTAACCCTCAACCGGTATCTGGATTTCCCATAGAAGCTCGTCACCGGTGTAAGACAGCATACGACCCAGACTTCGGTATCGCAGAGCATCGGCCAGGAATGATTCAATCGTAGGATGTTCTATGGACGCGGAAAAGAAAACCTTTGTCCCGTCCTCGATACCGAGCAACATTCTTCTTGCTTCTAACTGGCCTTCTGTTTCCTTGAGGAATTTGATATATCGGCTGAGATACCAATCATCTATCACGCCGACACTGAAACTCGGGCCCAGTGCAATTGTGTTTTCAAAATCCGTCCGGCGAAAGCTGAATGAAGCCTCGTTTAGCCTTGCTGCATCAAGATGAAAACGCTGATGATTCCTCTTGCCCGGGACCGCCCACTGCTGCGAACCTACAGGCCACATCTCGATAGCTGCTGCAAGCACCACAACCACAACCATAGCCGGTAAGAATCGGGTATACTTTCGGCCAAAGATTACAAACAGCAAAACAACGACAAATCCTACTGCCCCGAAGTAGATAAATTTTGTGTCCTGAGATAATACGTTCCTGAAGTATGTCGGCCAGTAGGCATCCTGGATTTTGTTGAGATAGAAATAAAGCTGAGTACCGAGAATAGCTGCATAGGTCATTGCGATAATCAAAATTGTTGAGAGCCGTTTCCGTGTCCCTGCGGATTCAAAATGCACCCAGGCCAATGACAACATCCAGGCAAAAATCGGCACAAGAATGATGTTCAATCTCGGCCAGGTACGAAGAGAGGAAAAACCTGGCATGAATTTCCACAGCAGGATAAATAAATATGAATTGCGACCGTAGCTGATGTAAGTGATTACGCCGAGCCAGATAACAAAGAAAAGTTTAACCCCCAGTGTTGTTCTGCCGCTTAACATATACAATACAATTATCAAAAGCGCTGTTATGCTGAAGAAATACCAGCCTTCGGCCTGAGCTGCGGGCGGATATACAAGTGAGCCGATGGTATCTGTAAGAGTGAATAGATGCAAAGTTGAATGAGAAAAATCCCTGCCGGCCCGATTAGCCGTCTCAGCCATAAGACGACCTATCGCCAGAAAATACGGACCGCATAGCAATAATGCCACCCCCACCGCCACTGTTAGCATTGTGAACGCACGTCTCCAATGAATCTGCCTGTTGCCGAAAAATTGCAAACGCAGCTTACGGATGAAAAAGATGAGTATATACGGCCCGAAAAGAAACAGGCCATAGTAAATGTAATACGGATAACCGCCGGTGAAAAAACACATCATAAAAACGGTCAGGAGTATTCCCCACATTGCAGTATTTTTCAGGGACCGGTTCAGCATTATTTTCGTCAGTGTATAAAGAATCCAGGGATACCAGGCAGCGGTGTGAACGGCGTTGGGAAATCTCAGTATTTCTGTCATCTTGAAACTAATTGACATAACCAAAACTGCAAAAACAACTGCCCTGATGTTGTTATTAAGTAGCCGCAGCCACATAAAAAGACCAAGTGCAAATATCGAGAGTCCAAGAATCGTAAAGACTTGATGGTCCAGAGGACTATAGCTGCCGGAGATTTTGTACCAGACAACCAGCAGCAGATTGAGAGGATAAAATGCTTGGGTAAATGGATTGGCATAAAAGGGATAACCAGCACCTTCTGACGGCGACCAGAGCGGGAAATTGAAATTGGCAAGATGGGCTAATAAATAAATCTTGTATTTGTAGTACAGTCCAATGAAATCGTTACCAATAGTTGTATATTTGCCATTTATGGTAAAAACATGATTAAATAAATATAAAACAGGCCAGCAAAAAACACCTGCTGATAAAAGAAATTTATACATCTTGCACGGTAATTTGTGCGGCTCGTGGGTTGTGTGAATAAGATTGTTCTCTTTTGTTTTTTTGCTCATTCTGTTTTCCTTTCGTCTAAAATTTCGTATCTTCTTTTCCAAACATATTTGCCGTTATTGGTTCAATTCTCGGAATCCACAACCGTAATTTTCCGCCTTTGTGTTTAAGCAGTTTCCGCCATGACCATATTTCAATTTTCCCTCCACACTTGAGCCATTCTAAAGCAAATTCATTTTCAAGAATAGCTTTACGGTGCTGAGCGTGTCCACTGGGGCCGGTTGATTGAATCGCCACAATACCTTTCTGGGGGTCGAGAATTATAATATCTATAAAACCAAATAAATCTTCCCGCCGGCCGAATGGTCCTGCATAGGCGTTGAATTTTTCTGCCTTATCGCAAATATACCCACGTGCTCTGCATTCACGTAAAGTCCTTTGTGTATAAGAAAGTTTTTTACTAACTGCCATAGCTTATCCTTCCTGCTCAAGTTCTGCTAAAACACTTACCGCTTCCTGCAAATCTGGGCTATACCCACCTTGACTCCCCTCTTCAAGATTGCCCCGGTTTTCATCGTGTCTCCACTTCATATCAGCTATCATCCATTCCATAGACTTGATAATTCGCTGTTTCGTCTCTTCATTCATATCTTGCTTTCACTTTTTCAGATATTGCATGTGAAATACTTGTCTATAATTAACTTTCGCCAACCGTTTAATAATTCTGGTTTGATTTCGGCATCATCAAACTTTTTATCTCTCAGCCACCTCCATGCATCCGGCACAGCTTTACCACTGACCATCGACTTGGTTGCAAGCAAGGCTGAGATTTGCTGTTCTTCGTTTAACTTTTGCCATTGTTCCCAAGCTAAGTATTTACCAACTTTTACCCTCCTGTCGGACTCCTGAATCCATCGTGATGGGTATCGTTTCCAGAAATCCAAAAAAATCACGCTATAGTTATCTTTACTTAACTTATCTTTACTTAACTTAAGGGGAGTTCGCAGGAGTTCGCAGGAGTTCGCAGGAGTAGGGTCAGGAATCTTTGATTTTGCCTCTCTTTCAGGCTTCAGGGATTGAAAATCCTCAAACCTTGTGTATTGCAGGTATTGTTTGCCAGCAACGGTGTATAAAACCACCAGACCTGCCCCGTTAACTTCTTTGCCTCGGACTTTGTGTAGTTCTTCTAAGCATCTCTGGATTGTGCTTACTGAATAATTAAGCATAGTCGTGTATTGGCCTTTGATTATTTTAGGATTGGCATAGAGTCGTCCCCTGACATCCAGATGCGGGAGTAGCATAAAATACAAGACTCTTGCTTTGTCTGAGCATAACCCCAGCTTTTCGCTGTTAGCTATGTCCTTTCTGAGCATCCTTCCTTCGGCCATTATTGCTTATCCTTCAATGGATACTCCCTTACTCTCAAATCTACCGGCCACTCGGCCATACTGTGACTGACCCTGCCGTTGATATTTAATTGTTTCACAAAAACTGCTGCCCCTGCCGCCTGTCCTTGCCTAACCAAATTTCGTACCCATTCCAACTTGCAAGGCCGCCTGTGCGGGCCGGATTCGCAGCCGATGATTACCCAGTCAATTCCTTCAAGATTCACTTCGCCCATATCAGCCAAAAGAGGTTCAAAGCTGATAAATCTTTTCGCTGCCGGTATCTGTCTCAAAATATCAGCACGGTTTTTGTAATCGGGATGCTCAACTGTTACGCCGAGCCAGAGATTTGGCAAAGTCATACTGCCTTTACAGCAATCCTGTATGAAATAATATGGACTCCTTTTTATAATTTGCATCAGCTTGTTAATGTTGTCGCTTCTCGTTCTTTGGTAATCTTTTCCAAAATATCTACACATTATTTCGGGGCGCTTTGTTAATACCTGAAACGTATGTTGTGGACAAAGCGCTATTATAGATATAACCTTATCTATAAATTCAAACGGAACTTTTGGATGGAACAAATCTGCTTTGCTGACGATAAAATAGGTTGTCGGCTTTTTTCGTTTGAGGGGAATTTCGCGGGCATCTTCAAACAGCTTTATTCCGCCCGTCCAGTTAAGGACACCGTTTTTCTTTTCGACAAGGCCCTTCCATTTATCGCCCAGTCGTGGATTATGAGCCATTCTCCAGACCTCTTTAATCGCCCAGCAGTGCTCGCAACCTACTGAACATTTCGTACAGCCGCCCGTTACTTCCAAGACTTCATCTGTCCACTCGATTTTTGTCGGCATAATTTACTCCTTATTTGCTTAAATTCAATTACCCAAACATAAGGATTGGATTCCCACGAATAGCCATGCTTGGCGTTAATGGTATCCCAAAATTCCTGAGACATTTCCTTTTGATTTTGCATGCCTATAAAGGTTTGTAATGCCTTGTTTTGTTGATTTGTATTAGGACAAAAATCAGCTAACCAATCAGAAAAACGCATATTCTGCAATTTTTCTACCCTGATATTGGTTATCTCAAGCCAGATGCGGGCAGCCCATTTAGGCATAAAGATTGAAGGCCGTTTGTACCATCCCTCTTTGCGATAAATGTTTTTGCGTATCCGCCCTCTTACGCCTTCGTCTATGTATCGTATTTTTGTTAGACTACCTTTGAATCTCCATTTTTGTCGTCCTGTTTTCGATATACCATTCTTGACCCATTTACCATATCTATAATGAGTTTCCCGCACCCACAGCCTGTCGCCGACTCCACCGTAAGGACATTTTGTCGGCAGCAGAAAAGAGTGCCCACAATTTTTGGCCCACCCTGTATATGTTTCGCCTAAAGTCGAAGGGTACATTTCGCAATTTTCTAACCATTCATACCCTGTAGCTGTTTGGTCTTTGCAAACTCGTCTGGTTTGTGTTTTGCGGCCTTCAAGGACTGCCCGAACCATCTCGCTTGTAAATAAAATCGGACGTTCTTTTGTTTCAATTTTTGTCGGCATAGGGTTCTCTTTTCAGGGTTTGCTCAATTTGGGTTAATAAGGAAGATATAGCCGCTTTGGGCATAGGATGCATAGTGTCATAAATGAGCAATAATGCTTTTTTTATAAGAGGTATTGCTTTTTTTTGTCTATTTTTCAACTGCTCAAGCTCGGCCTGAAGCTGCTTGTTCTCGTTTATAACCAGCTCAATAGCCTGCTCAAACTGCTGCTGTGCTGTCCCAACAATCCTAATACTATTTTCGTCCGCAACTTCAAATTCTACGGTTAATGTCTTTTTCATAATTCACCTGCCTTTCGTTGTTTTTTGAGCAGCTTATTCTCAACCCGAAGCTGCTCAATATATTTCTCAACGCGGCCAAGCTGTGTTGCCATCTCGTAACATTGTTTGCCGCTATATCCTGTGCTGTAAGTTAATTGATGCCGTACATCACTCAGGGCTTTCATAGCATCACTCATCCTTCACCTGCCTTTTCAACAAATACAGCCATTGATATATTGATACGCCTTATCGAGGAGGTCAAATATGCAACCTCAGCCTGCAGGTTTCTTTCAAAAAATCTTTCGCTGTCATGGGCCATAGTCACGGGCCTGTATTTTCTCGCAACCTCTCCCACCTCAAGGAGTCCCCATCCATCAGGCATTTCCGATGGTTCGAGCAAGCCAATCGGAGCCATAAAATAACGCTCGTATCCCATGCCGTCCTGCGGACGTTTTCTAAACAGCTTTTCTTTATCTAATAAAAAATCCGCTCTTGAAGCTTTGCACTCAATCAAACAGCTAAAGCCTCTCTTGAAACCAATAGCATCTGGATTTTCAGATGTTGAATCGACCCGTTCCCTGAAAACTACTGTGTAACTCAACCTCAAATAATGAAATGCCTTATCAACCAGCTCTTTGTGGCTTATCTCTGGTATTTCCCCTGCGTATTTGCCTCTTCGTCCAATCACCGCCATCATTCACCTGCCTTTCAGGGCTTGAACTATAAGTTTCCCGCCACAATAAGCACAAAAGTTCATCTCATTGTCTGCTGGAGTTCCTTCATCAACAAAAAAAGATTTGCCACATTCTGTTTCCCAATAGTATTCTCCATCATATGATTCGACGGGTGTCCACTTACAAGTTTTCTCAAGCTCGGCCTGAAGCTGCTCTAATTTTTCACAAGTGCCACTAAGACAAAAGTCTTTTATTTCCTTACTCATATCATTCACCTGCCTTTCTTGCTGTATCGGTGATAATAAGTCTTGCCGTTCGTATACGTAATTTCGCAATCCTGATTCTTGTCACTCAGGGCTCCAAATATCAATCGCCCATTTTTTCGCTATTCTAATCCACCCTCTTTTTGTCAGATTGTTGTCACGAAGAAGAGTATGGAGTTTATTTTTGTGGATTATCTGAGCCTCGCCGCCTTCATAAATCTCTCCGCCTGTATCCGAATATAAACCCAAATAAATTATGCCGAACTGACAAAACAAAATGCCAATGTGGTCTCCGATTTCATTTTTGAACCATCGACAATGAGTAATAATTTTTTCGTTTCTTTCTTCTTCTTCAATAATCATAATTCACCTGCCTTTTGTATTCCAAACAGACCTTTCTGGATAGCACATTTGCCACAATTATCACACCATTTATGTGCCCTAACTTCTTCTACTGTCATACGGCTAATTTCGTAACCAGCACGCAAACAAGAGGCAACTTCTTTTGCTGTATCGTTTTTACGTTCGGGTAAATCCACACAAGCCATTATAAGACCACCGCAAACACATTTAGCTACATAAGCCATTTCATTCATATTCTGCCTTTCTCAAACAGTCCCTTCTGGCCGGAAAGTTGCGGAGTCTCAATAAATTTTAAGGCTTTAGGATGTGTTGAAGCAGCTGTATAGTTTTGATAATCATCCCAATTATTGCTACATCTATACACGACAAAAATGAAGTGCTTATTCCAGGATTTTATGCGACCTTTTTCTCCGGTTGGCCAGTATTCTACCCAACGGCCTATATCAGCCTCGGTTAGTTCCGTGTTCTCAATTTTGTTTACCGGCATCATCTGTTGGCCTCGTTTGGAAATAACGATAGCTGATTTGATTTTTTTGGCCACTTGCTTCTATTGTTTTTATTTATCTCTTTCTTAAATATTCGCATCATATTGAGAAGAGGATGTTGAATTTCGCCGCCTCGCTTGTCGTAAATCATAGTTCGTAATTTTTCCAACTGGCGTTGTTCGTATTCGGAAATTTCCTCAACACAAATCTCAATAGGCACCGCTCGTTTTCTTTTCCGTAAGATTTTCGTTGTCAAATAAAAATAAATTTTTGCTTCAGTGCTGGGCAATGGGGCAACTAAGCAGGATGTCATAAGATAAGCAATAATCTCTGCATCACCTACTTTGGGGACATCGGAGGTTACTACACTAATCAATCCCAATATTAACCTCTCATTTTTTATCTCATCCAAAAGCCATTCGGGTAAAGATTCTGCCCAAGGTGAACTCCCCACAACCAATTTATTTTCTTTTACTGGCATCATCTGTCGACCTCATTCTTTTTCTATTGTGCCAGGTAATTGCAAAGTCAGTTTTTTGTTTTCGATTAACTCGTCCAACTGCGGCGTGACATAATCAGCCACATTCTGTCCGTTTGGCAACATTGCCCAGGGTAAAAATTCCTTTTCAAAGCTGACCAGCTTCTCATCAATGCCGACCAACTTTGCTTTAATCAAAAGAAACAATGCTCTCCATTTTTGTCGGCAGGCTTGGTCGTAGATACGTTGTGTTTCGCTTTGGCTTCTTTCTCGGCCTGTGGGTGTTGTCTCATAATCTCGTTTACCAGGCATCTCTAAGCCTAAACGATAAGGTCGTCTGCCCAATTCAAACACGACAACTGCTCTTTGTGCCGAATCCGACATATACCCATATTTAGTCGCCCCGTATTTTCTTAATAAGTGCTCAATTTCAGATTTTGACCTGTCAATGTTTACGTTTGTTTGTGAGGCATAAGCCATATTTCAGCCTCCCTGCCTGCGGGGCAGTTTGTTTCAGTTTTCTCAAAATCTATTCCTGTACAGTCAGGATGATTTTCGATGAATTTTTTAATTCGTTGAGAGACTTGTTTCGGATTATTCGCTACAAAGGCAAGCCTATCATAGTGCTGGTTGATTAACTTGCCTTTGTCGGTTCTTAGAACGTTATACCGCCAGAACACCTTAAAGAACGTGCCTGTCTGGTTTGGTATAACTTGAAGATAATTATATTTTTTCATTTTGTCTTCCAAAAAAACGAGCAGGTAGCAAACTATGAGCCTGCTTTAACCTGCCCGTCCACGAGAAAGGAACCTTCCTTGTTTCCTCTTAGTTCCGGTTAAAGTTTCATCCGGCGGCGTTACCGGCCAATCCATTTCGATTGATTTGCTTAGGATGTTTTTGATATAGGCGGTCATATTCTTTTTGCCAACGCCTACGATTGTTAATCGTGTGCAGGTCTGGCCGAAGCCGAGATAGATGATTTCCTTCTTGAGTAGTTCAGTGCCGTTGCAGAAAGCCTTCAGTTTCAAATCCCATTCGTCTTGGGTATCGCCTGACCAGTCGGACAGACCTTTCAGACAGATACCTTTGTACCATCGCCTCTGCCTGTCTGTGTGGTATTCGAGGGCTGATAGAGTTTGCAAGGCTCCGCCGGCCTGCAATTCTGCAAGTATCTCGGTTAGCGGCTGCTTGAAAGTCAACTGGCCGTCAATTATTTGCTGGACTTGATGCGTTGACATCCGTGTCTTTATCTCCGTCAATCCTTTTTCTCATGTGCCCACATTGCCAACAGTAATCGTACTGCTCATCGAAATATCGGGTCTTGTGTCCCGATACAAAGCAGCGTATTTTTCCGATAATTCTCATTTGGCTATGTCCTTGTAATTGATTTACGCCATTCCTCTCTTGTGAAAGCCTCTTTTGCTGGTGATGCCCCAAAGTTCTTTATGATTTTTTTCCAGATAACAAGCCAATTACCACAGGCAACGTCCTGACCTTTAATTAGTAAGGCATCCCGTTGTTTTTCAAGTTCACAATATTCCTTTTCAACAGGTTCAAGTTCAGCCATTCGGTCGAGAACAGCCGCCAATTCATCATTATCGATAACCTGCAAATCTTTACCGGTAACAATGTCCGGACAGCAGAACGAAAAGAATTTGCATTTGGGGCAGGTATCAGGATCGCTTATGCCTACGGGCGGGGTTTCTGTCTCAATCGCCTCATTGACAATCTTTGCTTTTTCCAGTAGGTTATCGCAATATGCCATATCAACGGGAAAGCTGATCAATTTCATCTCGAAAAGATTTTGCTTGTTGTCTAAAAGCAGATAGCACATTTCGAGATTATGGGCCAGTGCATAGAGCATCAACTGACCTCTATACCTGCGTGTCCAGGGGAAACGGCCCAGAGATTCAAAGTCGTTAATGCGAGGATAAATGTTTGGTGACATTGTTTTTATGTCAACAACGCCTAAAGTTACCCAACCACTGTTATTATCTTTTATTCTTTCAGGGTCTTTGATTTGCAAAAACCCGTCAATCGTTCCGCTTATCTGGTACTCTTTCAGAAGATTATCGTTTGTGCTTGTCTGTGTTCCGACAATCCGCCATTGCGGAGTAGATTCCAAACCCACTTCCGAAACGATTCGCTCGATAACTGGCTCTAAGACATTACCTGTCTCGAATATGCCCTGCAAACCATCATCAATCGCAGATGCCTTGTCCCAGTCGTGCCGAGCATAATACAGACTTCGCAAGCACGGGTCGTCCATCCCACTGATGCGATTGACGTGCTGTTGAAAAACTTTTTTCTTGCGGTGTAAAACTGCCCTGATTCCGCTTTGTATATCTATTGTCATATTACTGATTGTTTCCATTTTATCCCCCTTGCTGCAAGTTCTTTGCATTTTCCAGGGCTATCGAAAGCCTTTTTCCTTTTAACGCCTTGATGCTTTCGATACCGGAAACCATCTTACTGTCTTTTTTGCTGTAGAACGAAGTAAGGGCTTTGCAGGATGCTTTTGCAACCTCTATTGAATCGGCAATTTCGGATGTTCCCTCGGTACTGTATTTGCCTATGTCATCGACAACAATCATCTGGCTGGCATTTGCCATATCAATCAGGATTTTTGATAACTCCTGCTGATTTTTTGTGTCATCGGCAGATGTTCCGCCCTGCGTACCTGCACCGTGCGAAACCTTTGTCGATTTGTCTGCGTTTTCACCGGCTCTGCCCATAATCTCCGCAAATCGTGCAGCCGGTATTCCACGCAGGCCGAGCAAGCCTTTTATGGCATTGCCTGTAAAAATGTGGTAGGCAGCGTCCCTGATATCGTTTTCGTTGATGTCCTCGACAGCCCTGTAACTATTGCCTTTGTAGCCGAGGAATTTGTCACGGGTGCTGTATGTTCCCTGTGCATAGGTGAGTCTGTCCCCCATAGCAGCCTTACCCTCAAAGATATAGCGATAGCCTTTACCAAGAGTATCCGTGAACTCCTCTTTGCGATTCGTCACCTCGAATATCTTGATACCGAAATGTCGGGCCACTCTTTCAGCACCAGCAGACGACAGGCAGACTGTTGCCTTATCGCCTTCCCCGAATTGTTTCCAATCTTCAGGATAGGTCTGCGTTATCAGGATTGTGTTTATAGCCTGTGAAAATCGAATGGCTAATGTCGCCTTCTTTTCAAGAATCGCAAGTTGCATATCCGGGTCGCCTTCGTTTAGTACCCTTGCGATTTCAGTTGATGGGCCTTCTACTGGTGTTGCTTCTACTTGTTCAGGTTGTGTTTTTGTTTCCATTTTCCTTTCCTTTCTATGTTTTTCAGCAGTAATATGGCGAGCATGTATTACTTGAGTTGCAGTCGATACAATTTACATGGTTTATCGCTGTCGGCATCACAGCACCGCAATCACGACATTGAGTTTCAAGATTGAATCTATGTAAAGTTTTCGCCAATAGCTTTTTGTGGTCCCTCAGTCGCCGATACCGAGGCCACTTGTTTATCTGGAACATCACAGCTTCAGCAGTTTCCACTCTTTCTAAAAGCCCGTTCATGGTTTTCCTTTCTCTCTGCTTCGGCGATGGCGGGTTCAAATTTTGTTTCTGCTGCCGCCAATTGTGTCGCTAACTTTGCTATTGGTGCAATTCGATATGTTGACCAGCCTTCTTTGGATTGAAACTCAGCCGCCCATCTCAATAATTGCAAACAAACTTGGTGGATAATGTTGTTCTGTTCTTTGCACGCTGCCAGCAAAGCATCGTGATTATTCCAGCATTGGCAAATTCGGCGGGCATTTGCAATTTGTAATTTGTGCATGAACAACTCTTCGGTTTTGGTTTTGTAATTGCAAGAGGCAAGCTGTGCAATATGTACTTCGCCTACTTTGATACAAGTGATTGTGCCAATACCACTATCTACAAGTTCCATTTTTCCGTCTGTATGTTCCATGTTGCCATTCCTTTCTCGTTAAAATAGATACTTTATTGTCTTGCCGACTGACCACAGTTAGGCATAGACAGTTTAAATAAAACTTTCATAGTTCATCCCTTACCGATTCAGTTTTCTGTGTCCTTCTTCTGTTATGTACAATCTCATCTCGCTACCCGATTTATCGCGATATATCAGGCCCATATTCGCAAGCTCCGGCGCTCTGCGGTGTGCCTTGCCGTTCAATCTGTAGAGGGTATCAAGCAGCTTGGCCGTTCTGCCAGGATGCCAATACACAGCCTTTAAAACATCCAGCCGGTCAGCCGATAAGGTATCGCTTTTATTCTTCTTATCAGCCGCCATAAAAGATTGGATGGGATGTTCCCTTCGGGCCGTTGCCATAAAGTCGATAACAAGCTGTCCTGTTCTATCAGGCATTGATTACTTTTTTTGTTCCAGCAATTCGGGGTTCTCGGTGATGTTGCAGACTAAATTTCTTAAACCAGAATTTTACATTCCTTTTCCAATTCAAATTGCCGACAGTATCGCACTCCTTTGGGCAATATTTATCGGCCAGAAATTCGATGAACGTACCCGGCATCCCTGCCTCGGCCCACCGCTTTCTATTTTTCATAATCGTTGCCGCAGCCCTGCCTGCCTGTATATCAATCGTTCGGTTCGGTTCAGCTTCCATCGCCGCTTCGCAGGCCGGGTGGATAATCCCGAATTCACGGAACTTGTCGCCGTTCTCAGCTTTTCTGATTGCACAGAGCAGCAGAAAATCAACGCCTTTGCAACCGTTACGCATCGCTGCCGAATAGATAGTCGAGATTTCCTTGTCCAAACCGAACCAACAATCATGTTCAGTTTGCACTGCACCGCCGCAGTCCGGCACAAATCCGAATAATACGCCAATACAACTAATTATTGTTTTTATGATTCGCATTTTTAATCCTGACCACAATGTTATTGAGATTTTAGCCTTCTCTTAAAAAATACTCTTTTACGCATCTAAAAATCGGCGGCAGTTATAGGCTACAAGCCTTGTTCAGCAGCGCTATTCCAACCCTTTTTCGTTTTTTCATTTTTGCAAGCCGCCGCCGGTCTTAACTTTTCAAAAACCATAACTTTCAAGGTTTTTTACTGCTCGTAACATAGCAACCACATCACCACCAACCTGTGCTTTTTCGGCCTCAAGAATATAAAGTTTCATCATAGCCAAGCCAGCATTTGGTCGAGAATCCATTTCAAGACTAATGCGTAAAGCATCTTTGGCTTCATTTATTACCTCTTGTAATCGTTCAACCAAATTCTGACTCATTTCAATCTCCTTTTCAAAGTCCTTGCCGCCAAGCCGTTTACCTTATCTTTTTGTATTCCATCAACAGTCTAACCGCCATTTCTATCGCGCCTTCGCCAGCGGCTTTCTCGCTTCCGCCCATGTCGTCCTCGAAATTTTCAATAAGAAATTGACCTAAATCGCCCACCTGATTTTCTACTGGTCTGTTGCTTGGTAAAAAATCCTTTAATGTAATCATTACTCAATCCTTTCCTTAAAAAGTTATTATTGCTGGGCGGTTTAACCTATATCATCGCCGCCGCTTTAAATCTTCTTCAAGTTCTTCCAAAATGTCCTCTTCACTACCTCTATGGCCGCTATCAATTACTTCTTGTAGAAGATGCACCGCTTGCCAGTATATTTCACTCGCTTTATCTTCATCCATTTTTCAATCCTTTCAAAAGGGCGGTTTAACCTATGCCGCCGCCGGTTTTAACTTGTCAAAAGGAGCTGGAGAGATTCGAACTCCCGACCGACCAGTTTAATTTAGTTTTTCCAGACCATATTTCACTGGTTGCACAAACCTGACCTGTGCTTCAGCTCCACACTCGTACTGTACCCTGCGATATTTCAAAGTGGCCGAGGAAACAATCCCTTGAGGAAAATTTCCCCGGCCCGGAGGGGAGAAAATTGCTAAAAGCCGGAGGCCAAGGCCATCCCTGGCCTCGCAGCTTCGGAGGAGGGTGATGAAAAGCTCTGATTATTGCAGCTGACCGCCACGAGCGGTCAGCCAGGGAAAAAAATGTGTAAAAGTTCTAAAGCAGTTCGGCGGGCAGGATTTGCTGGTCGCTCTCCAACACTTGGCATATCGGCCTCACTTTTGTCTGCATTTTATAGGCAAAACTTCTCCTGCCCAACCTGCACCAACAGGCACGTTTTGTCGGCTGTACAATCGCCGCCGAACCACTAAAAAGCCTTCATCCTCATATTAACTTGTCAAAATGAATCAACAGTTATGTAAAAATCAGTAGTAAAGTCCCTTTTTAGTATTAGATGTTCTTATAATTTTGGATTGTTTAAGTTCGGTATGATATGTTATGTTTCTCTCGACCGTCATTTTTATACCCGCAAACAACGTTTAATTTTATCGGTCTTTTGCATTGAGTTATAAGGAAAACTAATAAAAAAGACCCAACAGGTTGCTTAGCACGGCTACGCCGAAGCGCAGGAATGCCCTGTCAGGTCTTTTTATTTGATTATTTACCGTGCTAAGCATATTTGTATCCTTTCAATTTATCATCCTATCGTCCAAACTACCACCTCGACTTTAGCAGTTCAATATAAATATCGAAAAAGGACACGTGGTTTATAGGAATTTTAAGCCAAAAGTCAAGTATGGTCTAAAACGCACCAGAATCGATTCTAAAGCCCGAAGTCCTGAGAAGGTGTATCGGGGGGGATTATGCTACATCGGCCAAATCTGTGCCACAGAGTTATCCTGACGGCCTATGTGTCGGTTGGTTTAGACATAAGTTCGCGGATAGTCTCTTTTAGGTTCAGGATATCGCTGTTTCGGGCTGTAAGCTGGGATTCTAAATTGCTTATTTGCAGCTCCAACCGGACCTGCTTTTCATAAGCAACCTGTAATTCAGCTTCAAGTTGGCTGATTTTATCTGCCATTATTATTCTGCTTTCGCATCTATCCTGCTATCTCCCTGCAAACAAGGTCGCTGTTCCAACGCCTCAGCAAGTCTTATTCGTGAATTTATATCTTCTCTAATTATGTTCTTCATTGAATTAACAAGTTCGGTACGTTCTTCTCTATGCTGTTTTGTGATGGCGGACAAATATCGGCATAGAAAAAAGACAACCGCTCCGGCAAGGCCGAGTCCCCCGTAATCCAGTAAAGGTGAATTTCCATTAGCTACTACTGCCGTTGCGATAATTATCGGTGTTATACTCAAACTAAAAATTGTCCAGCTCATCATATTTTCCTTGACAAAACTCTGTTAAGTTAAGTAAACTCGTATTTTATGAAAGTTGGCATCAAAGAGGCCATATTAGCAATCATATTCTTTTTTGTTGTTCCTTTCATAGTCTATGGGATAGTCAGAACAATAAAATACAGTTCTCCGCCAAGCACCACACTTCGTTTTGAAAACTTAAAAGACCCAGAGGTTTTCCAGAAAACATTTTTCCCCGGCTGCCCTGAATGTAACGACATAACCGAGTATTTTGATTGGCGAGATAAACATCCGAATTATAAGTCTGCCGAATAAACATAGTTAATCCTGCCCCACCCTCTCAAGCACTGACTGTATTCTGTTAAAGTATCGCTCTCGTTTTTCTTCATCATCTGTTTTATAGATTCGCTGTGCTATCTCTGAGATATTACCACTAATGACATCGTATTTTCTCAGCAAACGCCGGTTTCTATCAATGTCCACACCGGATTGCATTTTGCGACTTACAATGGTTTTTTCTGCGTAGAAGTTTGCTATCGCATCCCTGAGCGGATTGCCCGGGTCAAGTTCCTTAATAATCTTGCGATGATAGAGTTCATAGACGACAAGATGTTTTTTGTACTGTGATTCGTCTATTTCAAAGTTCTTCAGCCACCTTCCTGATTTCTGCACGTTTTCGCGTAACTCTTTTAACTCCTTTTCGTACTTTTTGGGGTCATTGCTATACTCCGCCAACCTTGCCATGTCACCAAGATAATTGAACACCTTATTTGCCATTAGCCTATCAACATCAATTATCAATTTCGGTTCATATTCATCTTTGACTTCTAACGGAGTTATGGGGTTATCGAGAATCCGCATTACGGTCTGATTGTGTTTTTTTATCTGGTCTCTTGGATTTTTGATTGTACCGAGATACCAGTAGAGGGCTTCCTGCTGGTCCCGCAAAGACCATATCTGGCTGAGTATTTCGATTTCTCTTTTGTCCTGTTCGCTTTTGGCAAGTCTGACACCAGCTAACGTCATGGTTGCAGCCAACGCAGTTCCTACGCCTTTGTCTCTCGCTTGCTGGAAAACATTGGAGGCTATCGGTTCGGCTTTTTTGAGTTCATGGATACTGAGTTTGAGAATCTTTTCGATAAAGGGGTCGGTTACTTCTACAACTCTATCGCCTTTCCAGTCGTAAATTGCCCTGCCCATCGACATCTGGTTTAGGTCGGAAATTACATCCCATGTTGTAGCCGTCATGCCGCCGAGCCTTTTGAATGTTTCCTCCACAGCTTTCCCCGGTTGTAAGGTTGCGAGATTACCAAAGACGCTCCAATAATCCTTGTCGTAAGTCAGCAGGTCTATCATTATTGCCCTGTCATTTTTATCCTTAGAGCCCGTGTCTACCTTGAACAAGTCCCGTATATCTGCCAATGTTTCTGGTTTTTTGGGGGGTTTGCCGGTCAGGATGATAGTTCCTACCGTTGCCAAACACGCAGTAATGATAAACGAATTTATGATATTGGACCTTGAGCGATGAGCCTTAAAGCCATCCTCGCCGCCCCATTGTAAAATAGCTTTCAAGATAGAACGGAAGTTGCCTTCAGCAAAACCGGGGGCCATGAATTTGAATCGGAGCAGCGTAGTTACCGTTCCCGACCTGCCGAACAGTCTCTCGTTCATCATTCCATACAAATTCTGCTGTTCTTTGATAATGTCTATCTTCTCGGCAGAGGTTAAAGAACGGCCAAGTTTCACTTCCTGCTTGCGGACGGTATCGAGATATTTACCGTATTTCACTTTCGGGATATAACTTTCAAACATCCAACGAACGAATTTTTCTGGTATTTGGAAAGGCAAGGCAACACCTTTAGCGACCAATCCTGCTTTGCCCATCTTCTCCATTGACTGAGAAAATGCCCTTTGTGCCTCTGAGTCTATGCTGTATCGATGGCCTCCGCCGTGAGCAATATAATCCTTATACTCCGGTGTTTTGAATATCGGGTCGCTTTTCTTGAATCCGGTTGTAAGTCCTGTTAGGGCGGTCTTTTTGTGCAGGAACCCGAGATAACCGCTATCGGCAAGAGATTGTTTGGCTTCAACGCCCAAATGGAAGGCACTGCCAATAAACTTTACAGTTCGCAGGAAATTATTTATCTGCCTGAAGGTGTTTAATACAGGCTGTCTTGTAATCTTGTTAGTAGCTATGAGATTATTTATCATCCTGGCAAGTTCAGGAGCTACCCGGACATCGGCAAATACGGGGTCTTGTACCTTGTTCCACTCGATAGGGGCAAGTTCGGTCTTGTCGATATATTTACCTTCGCCGGATTTCATCAGGGATTCTTTCAGGTCAATCATCCCCTCTAATCTGGCAATGGCGAGATATTCGCTTCGCAGGTTGTTTACAGGGTTCGGGTCCCGCAGGTCAAGGCCAAAAGCCTTAGCGTCTGCAACAGTTGGCAGCTTCTTTTCCTTCGTGTATCGCTTTGTGGTTTTCCAGTGGTTGAGGAATTTTTCTACTCTGCGGGGGTCTTTGTATATGCCGTAGAAGTAATCCTCAATATATCCAATTTCATCGCCGACAACTTTAGCGAGGTAATCGTAATTGAAATTGCCTACCCTGCTAATCATTTTTCGAGTTCCGACAAGTTCCGGGGCTTCTTTCATTAGCTGCTGCAGGGCATCATCCCGAATTGCGATGGCTTCGGCTGACTCCGGCTTACCTCTTGACAGCATCAATAATTCAAGTGTTTTGTTCGAGTATTTCGAGAGAGCCTTACCCCATTCGCCGAGAGTTCTGTCCATGTGCTCAAGCTGGTTCTCGTTAAACTCTATCATAGCGACATCGGCCTTGTGCATTGCTTTTATGACCTCGGCGTAAACGTCCTTGCCCTGTGCTATCTCAACAGCCTTTGACGGCTCGATAATTGACATGAATGTTTCGTGTACTTTGGCAAGGGGGGTTACATCGACAAAACCGCCTTCTTTGGGTTTGAATAAATCCGGTGGTTTCTCTACTGCCTTTTGTCCAGCCCGCTCAAGAGGAAGCTGTTGAACTCCTGCACTGTCTGGAATCCTGAGCCTGGCGGGGCCTTCTGTCCACTGTTCGAGAAGGCGGCTTGTGACTTTCGAGAGGTTGTCTTTTGTTGGGTTTTTTGCGTATTCTTTTGTGGCATCATTTAACGCCTCCGCTGTCGGGCCTTTGGCGTTTGCTAACTTTTCCAGCATGAACAGGACTTCTTCGGCCTGTTCTTTGGCGGCAAGGTTCTCTACCTTAGCCAAGACATTGCCCTTAGCCTCTATTATACCGGTTTGTGTTGCAAGTACACCAAAAACCTTTTTATTTGTTTTCAGTTTTTGTTCTACATTCGCCAATATCTTCGCTCTTTCGGCGTAAAGGCTCTTTTCCGTAGTCTCAACGCCGAATAAAGTTTGCTCGGATTTTGTCAAAACAGGGGCTGTATCGATAGTCGCTGCCAGTAATTCTGCCTGACGGACGGTATCTATTTCGCCTTCAAGGATTAAATCGGCAACCTGCTTTTGCTGAGCGTCACCTTTGACCAACCTGCCGATAGGTGCTGCATAACTGGCCGGTAGCTTCTCATCGACAACAAGCCGGAACACATAATCAGACAGGTCTTTCATGTCCATGCCCTGTTTGACTATGGCATTATTGGTCGGAACGCCCTGTTTGCGTAGTTTTTCAAGTGTTATATCTGAATCCCTGAAAAGTTTAGCTGCGTCAACTGCCGTGCCTTTGCCATCGGCAAGATTTCTCAAAGCACCTTCAGCCCTTGCGTCCGCATCCGTCCAGCCGTCAGCCTCACGGATTACCCACGTCTCAAGATTTTCCGCTCCCGTCTTTTTGGCCAACGCTACTCTATGATGGCCGTCAACTACCCAGTATTTGCCAGCCTTGTCCTGCCATACAAGGATTTGACCGCCCTTAATGGGGTCGAATTTCTCAACGTCTTTTAACGCCTCGGTAACACCGCCGGCCAATTTTGCTCCGAGCTTGAACTGAAACTTCTTTGGGTCAACACTGATTTTCTCGGTCGGCAAGGATACCGGATAGTAAGTCTTTCCTTCCACCGTTACTGGTTTTCGGGATATTTCGGCGGTTGGTAATTTCTCTTGGACTTCAGATACTTGCTTTGCAGGTGCTTCCACCTTCCCCTCAGCGACCGGCGGGGCAGGCTTAATGGATACTTTTGCAGGTGCGACTTTGGTTATCTCCGTTGGTTTGATAGTAGGTGTTATTTTTGCTTCGATTGGTTTAGATGGCTTTACTATTTCACCTTCGATTGCTTTGGGTTTTTCTACACCAACAGCCCAATATCTTTTGGCGGCAGCGTCCTGTTCCGCTGCTTTAATCCAAGCACTCTTGTACTGTCTTGCCAATCCCTTAATTATATTTTGGGCTTGAGGATGTAGTTCTGAAAACACAATTTCACTTGGAACATCTACACCAGCAACGGTAGCCTCCTCTCGCAAAGATTCTATAGTTGCGTCAATAAATTCCTGTTCAGGTTTACCCGCAAGATAGTCTGCCAGCTTGGGAAATTTAGCCTGTAATTTTAACGCTGCCTTCTCAAACGTAGCCGTATTCATACCGACTTTGGCTGCTTCAGTAACTAAAGGAACAGCAGCAGAAAAGCCGAGTCCCCATAAAGCACCTTTCACAGCAGCAGGGCCTATTGGCTCACCACGTCTTGCGGCTTCGGTTGTTCTCCAAGTAGCGATAAATGCCATATTCTCAGGAGCAGTTTTTGCGATAGAGGATAAAACCTTTATTCTAAATGTATTCCATCCACCATATTTCAAAAGAGCTTGCTTGCCCCCAATTTTAGCTATTTGACTTCCTGCTATTCTCGAAGCCAGCTTGGAACCCAATGTATTAAAAAGGCTTGATAATCCTATCGCCTTAAAAAGAAATCCAAGTGTTTTGAACTCCATTGCCTTTTCTGCTGTCCACCCACCAGCTTCGGGCAATTTTTTATACCAGGGTGCCCGTTCGATTTGGTCAGCCAAACCACCCGGAGCAGTAAATTCTGGTTTTGGCAGTTGAGCGTCTACCAAAGACAAGAGTCCCCGTCTTGCACCCGGGATTAACGCTTCTGCTGCCGCAAGATATGGTCTTGCAAAAAACGTTTCAGCTAACGGATAAGGTCTGCCGTCTCCGGTTCCCATACCACTTGTGGCAGGGTCAACTGTCTCAGGTTTATTGATTATATCCCAATTGTCCTGAATGTCGGTTAGCGGCATTTCCAATTCAACCGCCTTGTCCTGAATTTCAACGCCCTGTTTGTATGCTTCGTCCGGGGCCTGTACCTTAGTTGGCCGCTCCTCTAAGGCTACGGCTGCATCCCAAACAGAGCCTTCGGCGGATTCGAGTTTTTGTGCTTCGTCCCATACGCTCATTCGTAATACCCATCATCGGCAGCTAATCGTTTCGCTTCTTCAAGGTCATCACCGGTCATGTCCAAATAACGCCTTGCTATCTGCGGTGTAAGTTTCTTGCGTTTTCCTTTTTTGGTTTTTGGTTCTTCCATTTCAGCAGCCGCAGCTCTGTAGGCTTCCCACTGTTTTTTTCTATCCTCAACTGAGGCATTAAAATCTGGCGGAGGCACTTTCAAAAGTTTGGCGTTTCTAATATCAACAGGTGTGGGTTCCCGGCCTAAAATTTCTTTCATCTTTGTTTTTGCTTCTCGCTGCCTTAACATTTCGTTCATTTCTTCTTCTTGTCGCTCAGCTTCTTCGTCAGATATTTGGTGCAGAGCAGCAAGACGCATACCTTCAGGGTATATCTCCGATATTTTCAGCTTGTCGCCTTTGCCGGCTATCCATTTATGCCATGCCTGATTGAAATCTCCCATTATTTTATAGCGAATAGGTGCATTTTTGATATAGCCCAAAGAATCAGGATTGAGTAGTAAGCCTTTTGCATGTTGGCCTACCTGAGACATGGCACTTGAATACGACTGTTGATATTCGGCATGTATGGAACTTTGAATTTTCTCGTAATCATCCTGGCTTATTGTGGGTTCTATCGGATTATTGGGGTCGCTGTAATCGCCAAACCTTGCTACCTCAAGGTCAGCCAATACCGCATCTTTTGATTTTGCACCTGTCATTATACTGTCTACATCTTCGAGAAATCCTGACCGAACCTTTTGGTCGGTTACTGCATTGTCCCTCTTTTTCTGGACATTTACCTGACTCATTACATCTTCAAGTATCGAATCAGCATCTTTCAGACTAATTCCGAATTGCTTCAAAACCGAAGGGTCGTTGACTAAATCTTTCGCCCTGTTCCAGTCGTATCTTGGCCTGCCTTTTTCATCAACAATCGGATTGCCTGAAGCATCTCTAATAATAACTGCATCAAGAAGATTGTTACTAAACTGCTCATTCGCAACATCCTGCCGCTCGGCATCCATATCAGCCAGAGCAAACTGATAACCTTTTGTCCTGACCTCATCGCTATCGAGTGTTGGGTTTGACCAGCCCTCTATCAGTTCGGGTTTGCCGGTCTTTTCGTTCGGTCTCAGGCCGTACAGTTCCATCAGCTCTATTTTGGCACGTTCATACGATTGCGGGTCTATAGCCTGTGCCCCGATGTCTTTTATAGTCTTCAAACTCAAACTGAAATTCTTAATGTAGTTCCGGGAATCGACACTGAATTTATGGCCCTGGACATCACTTTCCTGGCCAAGTATTTCATTGTTAAGCCACAGACCGAATTTATTCTCGGCCCGCTTATTCGTGAATTTCCGGCCCGCTTTTATTCTTTCTATTACCGCTTTGAGGCCGGGTTCGTACGATTCGGTATCGGCGTTAGTCAGAAGGCTCTGCTTGTATTCGTGAAAGTCTCGAAGTGCCGCCGTCTTGGCGGTATTGTACTGGTCGTGGAATTTCGCCTCTTCGTCAACTTTGAGCCAATTCATTCCAAATTCTGTCAGTGCCCTGCCGGCCCGAGCGACTTCCCGGTAACCCTGCGTCATCTGTTGAATGTCCTGCCCGCTAAGAGGGACATTGCCCGCTGTCGCCGCTAATCTCTGCTGTTTATAGTATTGTGTTATCTCAGGCATATTAAGTCCCCGCCGATGGTGTCTTTGACTTACTTAATAAATACATCGTTCCGATACCTGTTGCAGTATCTGCAAAAGCCCTTATTCTTGAACTTCTGCGGGCAAGTCTGCCCTGATAGGCCGCCAACATACCCTGATTTCGCAATTGGGTAGCACTAAGCTGGTAGTTCCGCATAATAACTCGGGCATCGGCCTCGTAATTTTTGGCAGTATCGGCCAGAATAGTAATATTGCCGCCGGTAATCTCGCCGCCCTGTGCCGCCATCTGTGCGATTTGAGATGCCTTTGCCCTTGCCGCTTCTTTGCGTTTCTCGCGGGATTCGTACTGGCCGGCCTGCTCGGTCGCTTTAGCCTCGGCAATATACTGCCGCTGAGCTATCTTGCCGAGTTCGGCCTGTTCCTTACCTTCCTCTAAAGTAGAATAAGCAGATAAGCCTATTCCTGCACCAGCCGCAGCGATTGCCAAAAATCCCAAACTCATTCAATTATCCTCGAATACAAATATGCCGTCGAGCCGTCAGGGTTATAATTTTTCATCCCGTTGGGTGTTTCACACTTGAAACCTAAAGCCTCAACGAATCTACTGCTGATTTTAGAGTCGCATTTGATAGTCGCATGGAATCTGCGAACTTTGTACTTTTTGCCCTGTTCGAGCAGGTATCTTTTTGCCGCCCGTATCTGGCCTATAGTATTTGTCTTTTCAATCAGGTTAAACCAGACCTCGCACACACCATCCCACAGGAAAGCCGCTCCGAACGCACAAAGCGGCCTGCCGTTATCCTCCATAATCCAGGCCGGCCCCGTTCCGGCATCGAGATACATCTCGTATCTATCCCGCATCCACTGTTCTGGAAGTTTAAGGACCGCTATATCGGCTATAGTCATTTTCCGAACACTCATCATTTAATTCTCACTAACCTCAATTTTTATTGATAACGCCGTCAGATTGAGCGGGTAGGGTTCGTTCTGGTCGAATTTCAGGCGGAGTTCATCGTCCCATCCGCCGTCTATTTCCAACCTGATTTCCCCGGTGAACGGGGCATCCGAACCCAAAGTGGTATCCGGCCACGCCCTGAACGGAATATCGTACATTGTCGGGTCCGTAAACTGCCCGACAAGGCCGTACCGCCCGTACATCGTCTTATAGAAACAGCCGACAACCTCGTATATTTTCTTTTTATAGCCAACCGTATATCCGGTCTGCATAGGCAGCTCAATCGGGAAAGTTATCAATGTCGATGTAAACGGCAGTCCCACAGTCGCATAAGCTACATTCGGGTCGAGTGCAATATTACCATCGCTTACAGTCGCGGTCTGGACCGAGTTACCGCCGTAAAAGACCTGTACTAACTTACCTTCCAAGTGGCTGAGTCCGGTTATAATAGCCGTTTCGTTAGAGTCATAATCCAATCCTGAATCAACGTACCAGCAGTCGTTGGCATCTGTACCCCAGTCCTGCTCTTTGAGTTTTTCGATATACCTAAGATTAACACTGTTAATCTCTCTTTGCACAACGAACCAGACATCATCTTCGGTCAGGCCGGGAATCACGGTAACGGACTCGAAGTTTCCGTCCGTTACATGCTCCGTCCAGGCTACAACGGCCTGGTCCCTGTTATACGTCAGTGATACGGCGTTGCCATCGCCTTTGATATACCACAATATCGGGTCAGGTCTGTGTTGCACGGCCACTTCCACAAGGCAGGGGTCGGTTATGTGTTCGGCGAATATCGTCAGTTCCGGCGATACGAAACTATCACTTTGCAGGTCGTAGAGTATATCCTTGACCTTGCGGCGGTTCCTATCGACAAAGACGATTGAGTCGCCTATGAGCTGGGCCTGCATACTACAGCTTCCCGATTGCGATTGACGTTCCGAACCGATAGAAGCCGGTGTAAGTGTGGAGTTCGACGATTGACTGAAAATCCGGATCGCCGAGCCTGAAGTACCGGCTATAACCCCGCTTTTATCCTGTAGCCAGAGTATAGGGTTTTGTTTCGCTGAGCTTGCCTCATAGACGATAGCCCCATCGTCCAGCGATGAATTTCGCATATTATCGTAATCGCCGCCGGAAACCGATGTCCAGAACCCGTTCGGTATGTATGACGTCCCTGCAAGGCATAGCCGGTTCTGGTACACACATATCGCCCTCGGATAACCCCTGTAGGCACTCCAGGCACCCTCGGCCCATTTTGTAGTAGCTGCTATGCCGGCCAGTTCGCTATAGACAGTGGCATTAACCTCATTTGCATCGATAAAGGCCGTTATCTCAACGTATCCGGCCACATCGGTATTATAGGCCACAATGGTATATTTACAGCTTCCACTACTATAGGCACTCATAGTCAGGCGATAAGAGTAGCCGGGCGAACCTTCGTTAAAGCTATATTGGATATTGGCTGCATCGCCGTTGAGTTTCGGGTACACAGGGTCCCAGCTCGTACCGCCGTTATCGCTTTTTTCAAGTGTTACCAGACCTATCCACGTTTCTTCGAGCGTCAATAAAGCATCGCCCTCGATTGCTACCTCACTACTGGATTCGTTGGCGTCAAGTGTCCCGCTTGTGGTCGTATTGTCCGCTTTTTCGGTGATTTTCCACAGTGCCCCGACATGGTTACCGTCAAAGATATTCGCATCTGCAATCAGAGTAATTGCACCGTTGGTATCTGACGGTGTTATTGTTGTTGTCGTGATATTATCAGTGAGGAATGGCCCCCACTGCCAGTTGACATCGGCGATTGTCCAGTCGGCGTGATTGTAACGGCATAATTTCTGGACCGGATAGTCCGGGTGGACAAGATACATCACATCGTGGATTTGGACGTATTGTATCCCTCTCAGGTCGTTACCGTCATAAGGACTGGTTATATAATAGGCGTAGTTCGGGTCGTTTGCATCGAGTATTTGACCGCTTGCAGCCCAGCCGGTTCTGCATAAAAAACAACAAGCAAACAGTACCATAATTTTTAACATTTTAAGTCGTTTATTCATTTTTCTACTCACTATTCACTAACGACTATTCACTAATCTGTTGTCCTGTAAAAACCTATGTATTGATGGCCAAAAGCTAAAACGTAAGAATCGTCTGTCGAGTACTCGAAGGGGATAAGACGAATCGGGTCGTTGGGTTCTACGGTTACGGCAGCCGCTTCATCAGAAGCTAATTGGCTCCAGTAGGTATCCATCGAAGGGCTGAGAACGAAGCCGTCAGGATTGAGAATATAATTACTATTGGATTGAACCTGATTAGTTTTTACAATTTTTATCTCGCTCAAATTGTCAATATCAAGGACAACAACATGCTCGTCACCATCATAATAATAATCATCTCTTGCGAACCACATATTACCATCAGTACCCCGCCACATTGTTGCACCATATTGTATATAGCTACTGGCAAGGACATTCAGGTCTGAGTCGAATTTGAAGATATTTACAGTGTCGCCGTCATAAGTTACTTCTCCCATTAGGGCATATAAATAATTGCCTACCCATTGTAACTGAATACAACCTTTGCCGTTTTCCTGTGTTCCGAATTGAGATTGCCAAGTTCCAGATAAATCGAATATGTTAATTAAATGCGTGTCCATTCCCCCGCCGTAGTATTGCCCGCATCCAAAAGCTACCAGACCTAATTTTTCGTGTATTGCAACATCTGCATTCATTACCTCGTTGTTTCCACTGGCATCTTCTTTTATGAAATGCAGAAGCAAATTACCATCCTCGTCAAATTTTGCCGGCCAATATCCAACAGTCGGCGTTGCTTTTAGAACATACCCACCGTAAACATTGTCATCACTATCAACACCTAATCTGCCGTATGTTCGGCTGCCGTGAGAATCGGCGGATTTCCAGACACATGAACCATCCGAAACCTGGTATTTGTAAATATCCGAAGCCAGACTCGGATTGTCGATTGTAAGCAGATAAATATATGCACCGTCACTGGTCGGGTTTGCACTCCGGCCATATTCTGCCGCACCCCATCCGGCAGGTGGTGCATCCGCCCAAGTACCGTCAAGACTAAAATCCGTACCGTCCATTCGGAAAAGGCAAGTCTGCGAACCACCCGCTACATAAACAGTCGGAAAGTAGATATTATAATCATCAATCACACATGGATAACCGGCACTGGTATCAATCACATTTAATAAAATTCGGATGACTGATTCATCACCGTCAAAAGTTTCGGCGGCAAAAGGAAAACCTCTGTCTATAACAATCTCATTTATTGTATTTCCAGCTTGGACAACAAAACCAGTGGTACCGCTATAACTCGTTGTGCCGCCGAACTGGACTCTTTGACCTGCCACGAATGGATTACCTACGCACGGCAAGCCTACAATACTGCCACCAAGACTACGGGCAACTCCGCCGGCAGTTAATTTAATATCACCATCACTCAACAATAAGCGAATGTTATTGGTCTCTTTCATAATACAGGTTACATTTTCCGGCACAGTCGGATTGTATGGGGTGTAACTCGGATAGATTATTCCTGATATTTGTCCGATGTACTCCGTCCCCGGCCTTCTTGCCGCCGCACCCTGCGGTTTGACCAGCATGTTCTCCATCTCCTCAACGCCGCTATTGCGTTTTTCAATATCTACCCGATATTTCACAAGCGGACTCAGCTCACCGGCGTTAAAAGAGCTTTCCAGCTCACCTGAAAAGGCGGTTGAGGCCATCAGCAGCAGCAATAAAATTGTTCTCAACTTCATTCTAATCTCCAACGGTTCGATAAAATCCTATACTATTATGACTAAAATCAAGGACGTATGCGTCCGTATCCGAATACTCGAACGGCAGCAGTCTCGATGGCGTATTGGAATCGTTGACATCGCCGATATACTCGGTCCCGGGCCTGCGGAAAACAGCCCCTTGTACCTTTACCAGCATATTCTCCATAGTCTCAGAACCCATCTGCCTCTTTTGCAAATCGACACGGTACTTCAGTAGCGGGGTCAAAGCGCCGGAATTGAACGAATTAAATAGCGGAGCCGCCACAACCATTGAGCAAAATATAATAATCGAAAAAAATACCGCCTTTTTCATAGTTTAAACTCAAGGCAAAGCAACTAAAACTCTCCATGCCCCGTTAGCGTACATATACACAGTGCCATTCGCACCGGCATCGGTATCAAGGTACAACGAACCCACGTTTGCCGTTCCTGGCAAAGTCGTACTGCTTGGTATAATAAGTTCGGCAGCCCCGACAAAAGAAGTCGTGCCATTAAGAGCTATATTCGTATAATCTGTCGTTCCGCCGTCGCCTATCTTGACCGAGCCGTCCGTGCCGCCTGCTGCGACTGTGGGGGTTAGAGTGATACTGCCGCCGTCTTGTCCGGGGCCAGCGGTCACAGCAGGGCCTGCTGTGATATGGACATCAGCACCTTTTTGTGGGCCACCGACAAGACCACCGCCTTGTAAATTAAGGTCGCCTGCTGGCTCAACAGTGATAACCCCGCTATACATCACGAGGTCGCCGTCGCCGTACATAAGCAGGTCGCCACTGTTATTGAAATAGGCCTTTGTAGATGGCGCTCCAGCTTCGGTATCGGTTGAAAAACCAAAATTACCAGAATCATCTGTACTTATCGACCAACCTGTACCAGAATCCGTGTCTAACAGGGAAATTCTTGGACTTGCAGAACGGGCGTAAAAGGCGGCATCCGCCAGACCTGAAGTATAACTGTGGGTGCTCTTGATGATACCCGTAGCTGTAGCGTGGCCTGCAAGCCGAATCCCCACATCGGCGGCCAAATCCAAATACCCATCTGCACCAGACCAAATCTTTATCGTGCCGTCCGTCTGGCCTAAATACAGATTGCCTGATAGATAGTTGTTGGCACTTAGGCCATAAAAGCCCCAGTTGGTAACGCCTGCGGTTTGTCCTGCATCATAATAACCACAGAGCGTTGTTATATAGGCCGGGGCGGTTACTGTTACCGCACCTGTCGAAAAATGATTAGCTTGGGTAATATACGGTGCACCTGTGGCAGTAGCACCTGGTGCTACTGCAAAACCGGAATACATACAAGATGCGGTGGTTGCGTAGGGATTGTCGGCAGAGGCGTCTACAGATTTTACTATTATCAACCCCCTGTTGCCGAACATGTTGGTAATTCTATACGAACCTGAAGGTTTCCAAGTATGACTGAAATTCAGACCGCCAGAAATTGTCCTATTTGCCGAAGGATTGTGTATTATGGCTAGGTCTTGCCCGAAATAAATAGTTGTCGTGCCGGTATAGGTATCCATTATTCTGAACGGCCAGTGTTCGTGAATTGTGGCATCAGAACCAAAGGCTGCGTGGCCGCCGACCAGAAGGTCGTTGGTAACATTCATATCATCAGTCGAAGTTATCTGCTCAGCGGTCAAAGTGCCTGCGGTCAGGGTGATACTATTGGCTGAAATAACCCAGTCGTTAATCAAATCCCTTGTCGCATCGATTAAAAGCGCCCATGTATGGTCGTTTGCATCATCAAGGCCGGTAAGACCGCCGTGGTCCACCCCCACGAGAACGCTGTTAACATCATCCCAGTATAAATTCGCATCTGAAATGATATCTCCAACAGAATTAGCGAACAGCACCTCTCCCTTACCGTGTCCGGTATTCAAAAAGAAATGGCCGCCGAGATTGGCATCGCCGGTAAACGGCCTCGAGCCTGTTACCGTAATTTCTCTTTTTGTGTCGCTTACCAGCGTATAATTTTCGCCGGAGGTATCCGCAAACAGAGAACCTGTCAGGACAATCAGTAGTAATAAAACTGTTTTTTTCATTTAGTACCCGTAAGCGATACAATTAACGTGCAGATAGCCCGATGACCTGTTGGTTATTATACATTTTGCCGTTTTCCCACTCTCTCGGCCAATTACAAGAGATGCCGCACCGTCCTCACCTGCGTTATTTTGTGCGGCAACAGTGCCATTCCATGCCTCTACAGGGGTAGAGATAGTATCCACCCAATTAGTATTGGGGTCGCCGGAACCACTGGCAAGTTCAGCAAGCGTTATGGGATTGTGAGATAAAAGCATTGCACCTACAGTCGCATTGCAATCAGCAACCACCTGACCGTTATTTCCATAATCAGCGATATAAAACTTGAAACTAAACGTCTCGCCATCTGTGGTCAGTGATTCTCCGTTAGGGTCATTCGGCTCGGTAGCGTAGAACATGACCTTTAACGTGCTCCATGTCGCAGGTATCTGTGTCCAGCTTTTAGCGTAAGCCCAGCTTGCAGTATTAACGTCAAGTGCCGTATCGTTGGCCTCGACAGCCGATATCAGCACTGCCGTCATCTGTGGCGTATAAATCTCGTCTGCCCGGGCCGAACCGGCCATAATCAAAACAAGTATGAGAAACAGTATCTTTTTCATTTCAAAAATCTCCTTATCCTAATGCTTGAAGTTCGTTATTGGCACCATCCCGCCAATCGGTATTTCCCTGTTCATTTTCGTTGAAAGTTTCGTCCCCGTTGGCCTCTCTTGCGAAAAGCCACGCTGCCTCTAATTCATAAGACACCTTTGAGCGCACTCTCTGATTCTCTGTGATATTAGGGGACAGGATATCGGCCAGTCTTGCCGAAATTAACCTGTGGAACCAGTTCGGCATTATAGTTACATCGCTTACAGTCGTGCTCTCAGCCTCACCCATCCATCTGTTATAGTGCCAGTAGCAGTCATAGTAATTTGTAAAGATGATTTTGCCTTCCCTGTGATACCGATATTTGACATCATCATAATTCGCTGCCCCAAGACCTCTTATAAAGAGCTGGTCGGTCGGCATTAAGTATCCGTAATCGTTCCCGCCAATATCAAGGGCCTCATCGACAACAGGATAACCAGTAGCGCAGTCCACACTATTGACGCCATCGCTGATAATCTCGCCATCGGTAAAGTCTCCGCTCGGCTCGGTCACAAGGTAAGTAGTGTCGTTTAACCTGGCGACTACTACGCAGGTTTTCAGACTCGTTGCCCCTGTTAAGGTTGCCCCAACCGCCCACACTGCCACCGTAGGTGCCGTATCGACCGTCAGCTTGTTAATGGCCGTCATATCGTCCGTGTGGATCCTTCTGCGACTGAAGATCCAGTCTTTAGACAGCAATTCCTTGACGATATCCTCGAAGATGGCAGCGATTTTATTGACATGAGGTGTACCGTCAGTCAGCAAAGTAATCAGTTTTTGGCCCACAGCCAGTAAAGCTATATTGGTAATCGCCGCCTTTTCATCTGCATTTGCCATACATCACCATGAAAATACAGGGGGCAGTTTCCTGCCCCCGTTAAAATTAGAATCCGCCGCCTGCTCCGGCAGTTACAGCACCCGTTGAATCCAAAGGGGTCCACCAGACATGCCATTTAATTGTGCCCAATGTTCCGGCACTTGTTCCAATGGTATACCCGACATCAAGACCTCCAACAATCACAACGTCCGTCAATACATGCGTAAGAGAGGAATGGGCCTCGCCTACACCAAGAGGGTATGTCGGAGCACCGGCATAAACCGCCGAAGCAACCTCACCTAAATCCCAGTCATCTACGTTTGCCGAAGCCCAGATAGCAGACGTATTACCAGCAACTCCCAACACAATAGTCGCATTGGTTCCCGCTGACACGAGGTTCTCGTGGGTACACTCCGCCATTATCGTCATCCTGACATTACCCGTTACATCAGCTATCTCGTGAGCAGCTACTGAGTTCCACGTTACACTCGTCATATTGGCGTCAATCGTGAAGTAGTTCGGATGACTATAAGAAGGCAGGGCCGCAGCTTCCAACTGTCCGATGTTAGCATCCTGCAAACCTCGCCAGGTTGTTATGAGCGTAAAGTTTGCATCGTGCAATCCGGCAGCCGTTACCAGTGTTTTGGAGTTAGCGTCATTCAGAGCCAGAAAATCTTCTATCTGTTGGATGTTGGCATCCTGAGCACCAATAGAGTCTATTAAACCACCTTCGATAACCCAGTTAGGCAGACCATCTGTATCGGCAGTCGTAGACAGGGTGTTTCGTGACTCAAACATAGAGCCTGCATCGAGGATTTTGAGCACTGTATCGGCAATCAGAACATTATCCTCAACCAGACCCGTTGTAGCCGCTGTAAACTCGACTGCAAACTCGCCCGAGGTAAGGTTTTGGATAGTGTTTCCTTTGATTAAGGCACCCAGACTGACATTGTCGCTCCATACAGGGGCCGAGGAATACTCACCGACAATCGTACAGCCGTAAACAACAGGTCTGTTGACATCTGCAAAGTCGATTGCCGAGGTAGCTCCTGTTGCAAGCCTGCTGTAAATTGTGCAGCCTTTTATTGCAGGGTCATCAGCACCGGCTGACGTAACGATGAACTTGTCAAATTCATAAGTTGAGGTATTCGGCTCAGGTGCAACGCAGTCAATCATTGTAAAGTTATTGCCCGTGACATATATACCTGTCGTCACCTCCGTTACGCCTGCCAGTAATCTAAGGTTGGATATCGTTACATTGTCAGCACTTGCAATTACATTTGCATCGGCGATACCGTATGTAAATGTCGGAGCAAGTGTGCCTTCGCCACAACCCCAAATCACAATCCCGTTACAATCAGCATTCCACATAGCAGCACCACCAGTGTAGTCGGATTCGGCGTGTCCCTGAGCGACAAGAATCACATCGCCGTTATCGGCAGTACAGAGGTCAATGGCCGCCTGGAGAGTGATTTTAGCCTTGTCCCAGCTCGTACCATCGCCTTGAGTCGCACTACTATCGACATAGTAGATATTACCCGTGCCAATCTGACCGCCTAACCTGCCTTCCATACCTTCAAGGCACTTTCGGAGCGTGTTACTCGGAAAATCGGAATAAGTATCCGTCTCCCCCCATCTAATATCAAATGCCGAGGTGTAGCCGAAAGCCGAAGTAGCCATAATCAGCATTATCAAGAGAAAAATTAACTTTTTCATTTCTTTATACCTTTCAAATCAATTGTTTCTAATAGTGGGGCAGCCGGAGAGGACAAAATGCCTCCGGCCACCCCGTAACTGCATTAACTCGGTACTTTCTGAATCGCATCGTTTAGCGTTATTGGTGCAATGTGGAAATAGGCATCGACAGTGCTTCCAGTTGTCAATGTATCACTGACTGGGTCATAGAACAGACCCACGAAACATTGTGTCAGCGGGACACAAACTTGGATGTTCTTCACGCATCCAGATACCAGTTCAGCCATTGAAACAAAGCAACTTCCGAGGTCGATACAGGAACTCGTCATATTGGCATTGTCGCAGGACCGCAGATAAATGTTCATACCTGCCGCACCACCACTACCGGCATCGGCATTTGCGGGAATGATTATATTCACTACCCCGACAAGCTGGTCGTTGGTGAGTATGGTTGAACCGCCAGAAGCAGTAAGTTCCATATCGAAAACATGCGTGCTGACGACTCCGGTATTGGTAAGAGCACCTAACGGCTGAGCATCACTAAAACTATAATCTCTCATTACTATTACTCCCTAAAAAGAGTTTGTTTTTACTTGTTAAGCTACAACGGCTTGGGTATTTGTGAGAACGGTCGTATCAATTACGCGGACAGGAATGTCCTGGAAAACCTTTACCCGTCTGCCGAAAATTTCCGTTGTCGGCCACAGGATATTGTTTTTCTTCAGGGCGTAGACGTCCATCTGGGAAGCGATAGACCTGTTGACATACATTCTCGTTCGGGACACATCAAAGGAGCCGTCGTTGATAAGCTGGATTATGTTTTCAACAGCGCCATCACTGAAGGAATTTGTCCCGTTCATAGTAGGGTTGATATTGGCAAGACGGCCAATCTTCCTGTTATTGCCGACAGCAAGGCCCAGCCACGCCTTGAACTGAGCGACATAGGCGTAATACTTGGCGTTCACATCTGTTTCAACTTCAAGACAAGGCTCTTTGCCCTTGTCGTGTATCGCGACACCCAGTGCGGTATTCTTCATCCAGCCGGGCGGATAGATGCCGTAGGCTCCGCCTGTTTCGTCCGTGTTCCATTCGACAAGAAGTATTGACGTAGTCACAGAGCCAGCACCGGTATACCCGTTTGACCGAACATTGTTTAATCCGGTGGGATTCAGGGCATCCAATCTTTGGAGTAAACCGTTAATGTGCTCGCCGCCGTCAGCTTGTGTACCATTGATAAAGGAACTGACTACATCTTCGCCGAGTTTGCGGGCATGTGCTTCGTCTTCCTGGCGTAACTTTACGCCCGGGTTGGCGAGGGTATCGATTTCATCTTCGTCAATTTCACGTCTCCGCTCTTTGAGCATGACATCTTCATAAATGACCTGCTTATTGAGCTTCGAGGAAACTACGCCCTTGTAGAATGTACGGTTTGTGCTTGCTACCATTCCCGTATCACGGACAAGCCTGTGTTTCAGGCCCATGTTTGCTTCAACGAATGGTATATCGTTGAAGAAATCGTCCACAAGCTGATTCATCACCTTGATTAGGGGCAGGACGGTTTTACCGTCAGAGGTCTCTTTCGCCCTGTCCAGCAAGGTATACTTGGTGTTGATATATTGTGTACCCATTCGAATAACTCCTTAAATAAAAATGTTAAACTCAATTTTTACTTTCGGGAGTTATCCGCACTTTGCGGCTTCCCTGACACTCAACGGCTGTTTAGACCGGCCTGCACTTTACAGGCTGAGCATCAGTTCCCTTGCGGGGTTAGCTGATATCATAAGCCGGATCGTCCCTTGCGGGCTCCGGTGTTATTTTCTACTCGATTGGCTTTCCTGTGTTTGGGTCATACTTATACGTCATAGGCCAGCCCTCGCCAGTTTGTCCGCCGGCGGGTGCATCGCCGCCGAAGGTCTTACCTGCCAGAATCAAAGGTGAAATCTCGTGCAGTATATTTCTTATGGCAGGATGATTTTTGATACCGAATGTTTCGAGAATCTTTGTAAGCTCTGGTCCGGCTTTCAATTTGGCCAAGGTATCATCACCGGCCTTAACGAAGGCCGGATAGTTTTCCTTGTGTATTGCTTTTTGGGCCTCTTCATCGGTCTTCATCATTTCCAGACCTTTAGCCTCAAGGTCTTTAGCCTGTTTGTCTAAAGCCGTTATGACAGTATCCCAGACAGTTGAAAGAGCGTTTTTCGGGACTCCGGCCTGAAGTGCCGCCGTCCTGACCACATCAGCTACAGCCTTATACCCTGCGGCATCATCGCCGTCAGGTACAGACAGCTCGTAGCCATCCACCGTTTCCGGCACGTTCATAGCCTTGCGATAGGTGGCGATTTCTTCTGGTGTCGCCTTTTCGCTGGGTATCTTGACCATGCCTTTGGTCTTTTCAGCGAAAGCGGCTTCGCCCTTACTGATGGTACGCTGGCCGTTTGCAACGGCGTTTACCAGCGTTTTCATGTCCTTGATATTATCGAACATCTTCGTTGGCTGCTGTTTTGTGTCGGGGTCGTTGTAGAAGTTATCCCCTAACATCTCCGGCAGTTTTGTCGTAAACTTTTCTGTAAAAGCTCCATTTTCGTCAATCATTTTGTTCTCCTGTATTTCGCTATCATTTTTCTGATAAAGTTAAATAGCCTATTGTTATCTACGGTTCCAGTTTCTTCGTTCCAGAAAACAGTCATCACCAGAGTCTTGGCGAAGTTATTCAAGGCCATATCCTGCTCGTTTTTACACTGTTCGAGAAACTTTAGCTCGTTGAGCATAATTTGCAGAACGAATTTGCCCTCTTCCGTACTAAAAACAGAGCGAAAAGTGTGGGCCACTCTTTTGCCTTCATCATCTTGTTTTAACCAGTTGGCGAATATGTCATCCATTCTTTTCTATAACCTCAAAGGCACTGCCCTTGTTAGCTACGACTTCGGAGTTACGTACCTCGAAGTTGCCTTCTTTTGTCATGACCGTAACTATTCCCATACTCACATCGACAACGATACCTTCTCTCTGCCCGCCAGTATCCTGCCGAAATATGATTATATCGCTTTTGTTAACCTTCATTGTCTACTCCACTTTTTACAGTCATTTTGAACTTGCCCTTTTCCTTGCCGCCTTGCGATGACTCCGGTACATACCGTAACATTGCCCTGCTGCCTGCTCCTGAGTTTTGCCTTCCTTCATCACTACCGGAATACAACGGGCAACATAATCTTTTTCAGACTCGTTTGGGTTCGGAGTCGGCATTATCTCAATCCCAATTTCTTCTCGATAGCCCAGAGCCTTATTTCATGGTCGTTAATCGCCACGACACCGAGCTTAACATCCGGCGGAGATTCTTCTTTCACTGGTGCGACTACCGGCGGCTCGATTACGACCGGCTCTTTGACTTCTGCTATTGTTTCAACTGCTTTTTTCTTTGCCATCTTTTGTCCTCTCAAAATTTATGTTCTGTTTAACGGCTATATTCATTACGCCGCATCCCTCATATTACTCAAAACGCTGTCTGCTTCGATTTTCTTACTCAAATCAGGGACTGCCTTCGCAGCCTGAGCCATAATAGCCATCTGCCTGTCCTCTGCCTGCTGCTGTGCTGCTATAGCCCTAATCTCCAATACTTCATCTTTCGACAGGATAATATCTTCAGGAGTATTGCCTGATTGCAGTATCTTTCGCATCAGTTCATCGCCTTCGATAACGACATTAGAATCAGGTGCCACCGCTAAAGCCTCCCTGATATATGCAATCGTAGTCAGCAGGTTTCCTGTCTCATAGTATTGCTTCAGCATTTGCGAAAGCGGGCCTATGTACTGGATATCTATTCTGCCGTTCTGGGCCTCCAAAACCTCTTGTGGCGGTTCCGGTGCCCTGCCAGCATCTAATTCGATTGAGTATATCCTGTCGAACTCAAGGTCTGTCGTAGTGCCTAACGTCCCCAAAAACGGAGCCATCAAGGTCGCCCTTTCAGCCTGTCTCATACGAGCTTCGCCGAGTGTCTTTGATGTCGAATCGGCATTTAGACCCAAGAATAACGGAACTCCGAACCGCTCCTCTACCATCGCCTGCCAGCGTTGATGATTATCAATCCCGAACGGATAGCCGCTACTATCTATCAACCGTGCTATCAGGTCGCCCATCTTTACGCCCTGCATCTCACGAGTACCAACGAAATTAACCGCACCAGCTCCCATATCCAATTTGTGTTTGAGAGCCGATGACATTGCCATTGGCGGTCTTGCCCCTAACTGTGAAGCCAACAGCATATCTTTTGACATCAAATTGCAGGTCAGTATCTCAATCAGCATCTGGGATACCATACCCCTGCCGTAAGCCTCGTGTGATGGCCGGCCAAGTGCCCAGGGTATAGGATTCAAGGTCGGTGTCCCCGTCTCCCTCATCATAATGCCGCTGACATTATCACCAGAAGAGGTAACATTGACATAGTAATGCTGCCAGGGCATGTTCTTTACGCCGATTTTGTCCGGCTCGTAATCCTTGTTCTTGTATATGCCGTGAATTATATCGACTGGGGTATCAGGGCTATTTTCCAAACTTTGAATCTGGGTCTGACTCAAAGCCTGTTTACCGAACTCGTCCACAACATCCCTTACTGTTCGGCTACTGAACTTGTGGTGTATACCTACGACACGGCCCCACCAGTCCCGCCTGACCCAGAACTCCCTCGGATGTGGTGCCATTGTCATTAACTTGCCACTATCCGAATCTTCATCGATGAACAGGTACGCATCGCCCGGGGCTGCTGCGTCTTTGATAGTTACAAGTTTCTGCTCGTAATAATTGCTTTGATTGAGAACGTATCTGAGGTGTTCGTCCGTCTCCTGCAGCCATCTGCGGACATTCTTTGAATCTCTTAGTTTTCGTTCTGCCATCTGCAAGGCGAACCAGTTTATCTCTTTCGGCATATAATGGCCGATAAGTCCGTTTGACCATATATCCAGCCCGCGAAAAGCGGTAGCATCGTACACTTTACGGACTTTGGTATTGCTCTTTCCTGCCTGGCTGCCGAGGACGGAATCTCGATAATCCCACTGGTCAGACCGGCCCGGGTAGCTCAAAGCGGTAGATATTTGCTTCAGGGCTTCATACGGCTTGCGTATCGTTTCGAGCCTGCCCTGTTCATCTATGATGTTTTTGGGGGTCTTAGTCATCCAAACCGCTCCTTAACTGTAATTTCCAACCTACTGCCGGTTTTCCTGTTATAGCGGTTTAAGTACCAAAAGATGATTTTTAGCTTTATAGGTAATTTTTTCATATCCCCGCTCCCAGCTTCTGCGTCTTGATAGCAGGTTCGCCAGACACCTGATTGAGCATTGTAGCTTTTCTCCGCTTGGCAAAGTCTCTTAGTATCTTGTCCTTTTCGACATCGCCCTGCAGGACTTTCTCAATTGGCTGTGTTTGAGTAACCAGTGGTGGCTTTTTGGGCTTGCCTCCGAATAAGCTGCTTAGGACATCACTCATATCACAATCTCCCTAAACTCATAGGTTCATAGGCTTGCTTGTCATATCTATCGTAAGGATTGTTATCTTCAGGCTCAGTGAAGCCGATGTACTTGCCGCCAATCTTCATAAACCTACAAGCCAAAGCCATAGTCTGAAACGCATCTGCCCCATCACTTGACCAATCATGGACAGGCTTATCGCTATACCTTGTAGTATGTTCATCCCATTCATAACGATAATAACTCAGGCAATCTATGAGTCTCTTGGTCTTTTTGGCATCGAAGAAACAGGATTTGAAAATTTCTCTAACCGCTTCGAGGCCATCAACTTTCTGGTCCGGTCGGGGTACTTTTTTAACTTTGTGCAGTCCCAGCAATGACTCAATTTTATCTAAAAGCACTATGCCATCGCTTTTTTCACGTTGCTGGACATCGTGAGGTAAATAGTGTGTCTCGTAAATATACTCCTTCTCTGACAGAATTTTAGCATAGTAAGTAACCCCTCGGCCTGAATCTTCAAGATAGTCAATTACATTTTTCTTGTTGTCGGTGAATTGTGCAAAAACAATAGCAGTATGATTACCGATACCAATATCCCAAAAAGTGTAAACGGGTGCACCTTCAATATGTGGCACAAACCGAATCCTGCCCTCGTTTCGTACCTTCTCCATCTCGTCAGCATAAACCGCACCTTCAACAGATTGCTCGAAAGCCTCTGCCGAAAAGCTCGGATGTTCCCGCTTCATCTTGGAACCTAAACCCATAGGGCCGTATTTTTTCAGAGCGTACCAGGCTTTTTGCCGTTCATTAAGTGTTATGTCGTGCTTTTCCCTTAGTTCTTCGAAATAGCGGTTAAGTTCATCTGATGTCTCGACTCCTGTTGGGTTTGTCTGATTTTTGTCATCCTCGAACCAGGGGAAAAAGTGGAAACGAGCTTGCATTTTGCTTAGTTTTTTGCCCTGTTTTTCTCTGGCCGTGTCCGATTGTGAGTGCGTACATAACTCATAGAAATCACCAGCTCCACCTTCGGCAGTGCTTTCAACAAATAAGTAGCTGCCTTCATGCAAAGCTGGCATCGTGCCTGTTTTAAGTTCTTCTGCTTTAAGGGGGTATTTAGCACATAACTTTCCGTGTTCTGATACATGCAGGAAATTAAGCGTACTTGACCGCAAAGACAGTGCTACTCTAATCCAGCTATTGTTTGCAAGATGTAGAACATTACCATCACTTTTAAGGGCAGGGCAGCGTTCCTTGATGGCTTGCGGTAGATTATCGTATGGATATTTGATTTTCGTTGCGAATATGTGCTGAACGTCTTTGAGGGTATGTGCTATGATTGCAGCTTCGATATTGTCATTCCATAAGGCTAAATCCAAGCCTATCAAGTCAATTTCTGTAGTAAAACCATGCTGTCGGCTTTTCAGGATAACATTCCAAAACCACATATCATCCCACAGCTCACGCTGTACAGGACGCATCTTGAACTTAACCCGATTGCTATGCTCATCAATAATCCAATACAGGTTATTGAGCCGCCACAAGGGGTCTTTGAGCTTAGGCTCTAACTCACTCTTTAATTGGCAATCCTTTATTGCTACCACTTATTTCTCTCATCAATCCAGCCAAAGCATCGGTTACATCATGCTGGACATCTGTTTTATCTGTCCAACCAAACCGATTTTTCATATTCATAGTCCATAAGCCGGTCTGGAAAACTTTCGACCTTATTCCTTTTCTGCCTTGTGACTCCCACCAGCACTGGCAAAGCAAATGAGCCTTTTTTATGGTTAGGGAAAATTCTTCCTCTTCAGCAATAAATCTTTCCCATAAGTCCTGTGATATACAGCCTAAAGCAACTCTTATCTCGACATCGCTACCCCCGTTTTTGGCGAGTTTTAATACTTCTTCTTTCCAGTTCTTAGGTAAACCGTCCAGTGTTTTTTTTGGTCTGCCAACGCCCCTGGCCTTCTTTTTCGCTTTAGCTTTCTTAGCCATTACCTTTATATTACGGCAATAGCTCAAGAAATGTCTAACAAGTGATTACTTGTAAAATTTATTCTCCCCTAATCTCTTGCAAATACAGCACTTATGCCGCTTGACTTTGTCCCAATAACTTAATGTCCTTTTTTGGTTTTTATTTGACTTTTGAAAAGCAATAGCCGATAATTATAACAGTATGAAAATGCTTGCCAGCACAATCCGAAACATAATCACTCAGCCGGTTAGGGTCTGCGTATCACGCTGGCAAGCGTTGCAGGTCTTGGCCGGCTTTTTCACTGGAAGGGTAAAATGATGGAAACTGCAAGCCGAAATTTGCCAATCCTTGAACGTTGCACCCAAGCAAAAAAAACGAGGTGCGGCTTTTATGACGAGTCTTCTTGTCAACCAATTAAAAGATGTGATGGTTTTTTGGACAGAGCCGACAAATGGAGACCCGAAATTGATGAAGGGCAAGGGCTGGGCGGCGACGCCCGGGCAGAAAGCGGCCCAGATTAAGCCCTGACCTTAGTGTTCTTCGTCCGTCCAATTGCGGCTGGCCTCCTTGTGGGCTGGCCGCCGGAGCATAAGTTTATCGAATTTCTCTGCCGAACCTGCCATCCAGGGTTTTATGCCACGAGCTTCCATAAATCTTTCTTCGGCCTTTATCCGTTTTATATGGGCCTTTATCCGCTGTTCATGTTCATTTGCAAGTCGGCCAAAAAGTTTTCCTCTTTCAAAATTCTTTCGTGATTCGAACTGTCTGCTTATTTCATCGGCTTCTGTATATTTATCCCGTAATTTTATTGTTGAGTCCATATAGCACTTCACAGATTTTTTCGGCAATCGTAATGCGTATTTTATGTTCCCCTGGATGTTCGATTGGTTTGCTAATGTCCTCGATTTGACTTTGAAACTGCTGAGACCAGCCACAGGCGGTAGCAAAAGCATCTTGTGACAAAAATCCTGCTTTTTCCCGTTCGACGATAAGGACGGCAGATATAACTATCCAGTGGTCTTTACTTGGTTTTATCAACTCTTCTGGCATCCCTGCCTACTCCTTTTGGCTTCAAAGGGCTATTCGGTCAGTCATCTTGCAATTTCTTTCCCTTAATGAGTTTCGTTACTACCCAAGCTATACAACATAAGTACACAATTACAGCGATTGGACCAGTAACCCAGAAAAAGAGGCAATAAAAATAAACAATATCCCCACCCCCGGCTACTACACCACGCCTCTGAGCAATTTCATCCAAAATTCCCAGAAATATTGGTAAAATCATTGCACTTATTACACTTATTACATAGATTGCTTCAAAAATTTCCATAGTACCTAACTCCTTTTGTTAAAAACCAGTATTCAAAAGATAATCGTCCAGAACGACAATCGCAATTCCCATCGCTATAAGAACCAGCCACATAGCAACTATCCCAAAAGCGATAATCAGGGCCATGCGGTTAGTCATTCCTTCTCCAAAACTATCGTATAGAACATTCCGCCTAACGGCAAGATTTTTTCAAGCCACTTTATGACAGGATACAGGAAAGTTGGCACAAGTTGAGGATAGCTATGCCCGCCTGCCAGCAGATATGCCAGCGATGTATGAGTTTTAATGTTGATTATTTCAAGCTGCGGGTATAGTTTTTTGAAATACTTAACATCCCGGAAAAAGAGTATCCAGGCCATCGCATTATTGACCGGCTCCCAGTACAAATCCGGCCTGAAGGATTCGAAGTGGAATCTATAAATCAATCTTGACCATCGTGTATTGGCCGGTTCTATTATCAGGATTTTGCCGCCCGGCTTCAGGCAGCGTAGAGCCTCGTTAAAAAATGTTTCCGGTCTTAAATGATGCAGGACATTTATCAGAAGGAACGCATCTATCGTCTCTGCCCCGAATATCATATCCATCGCTGAAAAGCACATATCCGTCCCGACTTCCTGAACGTCTGAGGTAAAAACAAGGGGCATAATCTCTTTGACCCAGCCGTTACCGCCTTCGCCCAGCTCGACTATGACTTCATCACGGTGTTTCCGTAATCGAGAAAGAGGACTGCTATAATTATCACTTGCATAGAGACAATCCCGCATCTGCCGATACCAACCAAGATACACTTTTTTGAGTAATCCGTTTCTCATTTAATCACCCTGCCCATTCTTAAATAGTTTTGGTGAAACTAAGGTCAATACGGCCTTGTAATACTCATCACACATCCCACCATAACTCACTGCCGATACGAATAAAGCAAAGTCCCGCATCTCGTCCTTTGTCAATAACAACATCTTCGTCAGGTCAAGTATCACGCTAAAATCACTTACCCAAACAGTCATTTCACAGCTTACGGCCTCTGTGGAGAATGCTATCTTGTGACTATCGTCAATTGTAATTGCTATGTCCGCCAAGTCGTCCTCCAAATCGTAAGATACTTCATAGAAATTGGGGTCATAAAGTAAATTTAGACTTCTAACGAGTTCAGAATTTGGGTCTATGATAATCTCGGTTCTGCATATCATATTGCAATCCACCTCTTCGAATCCCAACTTCTGTTTGAAATCGTCAAGGGTGAAATCTCTTGTTACGCCGTCAAGTATGATTCTAATATCAGTGTAATAATCACAATTACTCTGACATCCATTACGAAAGTCACTAACTTGATTAGAATCAATCGAAATACTGTATGCTACGCAGAGCGGAACAGTAAAATCTATGGGTTCTTCTATCGTACCAATAGCCTCAACATTAGTAAGAGTGCCTATGCTCCGTGTCTGTTTGGCTTTACCTAAAAAGGCAGCTATATACAGACCGCCCAAAACAATGATTATCCACAACAAAACACAATAAGATTTCCATTTCATTTTTTACTCTCCTTGCGGCCATAGCAGCCGACCAACGCCTATTCCGATTAACGCCATTATCCAGCTCGGTGAACCCGAGCCGGCCACTGACCAGTTACCGATAATCCCGTTGAACAAGTCCCAGCCGAACCAAACGAAAAAGCAGATAAGCAAAATATTCCTGATACTGCGAAACAACACGACCGGAATCGTGAAGAAAAAGTGGCCGATTAGAATCCCCATAATCATCGGGAAAGTCGAGCATCGCTGGCCGAGATACTTCATAGCCTGACTGATAGTGCCATCGCCCGAACAGGCCAGGTAAATATCGAAGCCGATCCAGGCCACTGCCGTTATCGCCAAAATAATAAGTGCTTTTTTCATAGTCCTACCTTCTTAAATATCTTTTCTGTTAATGTTAATGTCAGATTTTCCTCTGTTACTTTGGTATTAATAATATCCATCAATTCATCACATATAAAGGGACCTCGATATTGCAAAATCCTTGTCTTTGTTTCGAGTTCAGCTGCATTCGGGTCAACATCGAGGATTCGTTTGGCATATTGTTTCAGGTCATTTGGCAAGTCTTTATCCGGCACATTACGCCAGTCAATCAAAGTTCCGGCAGGTAGATAAAAGAGCCTGTCAGGATTGAGATTGTATAATTTTACTGTCGGCCTGCCGCAGCCAGCACAAAAAAGCAGCAGAATTGATATTATGATATGTTTCCGCATTTTCTTACTCCCTATTATCTTTGCCTTTTTCGAAGCTATTCAGCAAATCAGAGGCATCGCCCTTTTTCTTGGCTTCTTCGTACTCTGTTTTTGCTTCCTGTTCTTTTTCTTTTCGCAAAGCCTGTCTGCGTCTGTAGTCCAGCCAACTTTCCCACACACCCTTGAAAAAGTTTTTGAAAACTTCCCACCACGCTAATCCACCAATGGCCATAACTCACCTCAATCTTCGAGCATATTATCTGTTAAATAATATGGAAATCCTGTTTTTTCCGACCTGCACAATCTCAAATGCCAGGGTAAACGGACAAAGTAATAATCTGGCCCGACAACCTTTATCTTGACTTTACGTTCGCTTAGGACCGATGCCATTTCCAGACAGCAGGTATAATGTTCTGGTTTTTTGATAGATAATAATCGAGCGAATGACTGAACAATAACCCAATCACCTTTTTTATGTTTCATAATTTCACCTCAAATCTATTATGAGATATTCTTTCGGGCTATTACATAGGCACCTGGCAGCAGACTGGTCTTAATCTTTGAACTAAAAGGCAGAAAACTCAGCCAGTAACATATCCTGTCGAACGGATTATTGATAAACTGTGACCGCATACCACACTGTAATATCTCAAGGTCGTACTCCTGCATCAATTGTTTCATCCGCTCCAGACTGCATACGTAGTTGTGGCCATAGTCCGAACCCCAGTACAACCACTTCCAGAAACGAATGTCCGGGGCCTCGATGAACATGACTCCGCCGGGTCTCAAACATCGTTTGGCAGTTTCGATAAAGTCGTTTGCATGGACCGTATCTCTTACGTGCTCCAAAACAGACCGGGCCATAAATACATCAAACCCTCTTAGAAGTCGGAGCCTTTCCCAATCGGGAAATACTGCCTTGTATACATTAAGACCGAGTTTTCTGGCACATTCTATACCTATGCTGCTGGCCTCTATTGCAGTGTAAGCGATGCTTTTATCTTTGCACAACAGACCGTAAGTACATCTGCCCGGTCCAATCTCAAGGACTGACTTGCAGACGATGAATTTGGCTATCATATTGAACGTGGCTCGGTCTCTCCGCTTCAGGATAAATCGGTCAAGTCTGCCTATGCTTTTGTGCTGATGGTATTGTTTATATTCCCACATTATTTTTTTCTCTCATTAAAAATAAGTTTCTCGCATAAATCGGTACTGCCAGTAAGATGGCAAAAAGTATCATAAAGTTGCGAATATGGATTGCGTAAGCGATTATGAAAGAGCTGCCGATTAGCGACAGAATCCAGAAGGCTCCGGGAACACAGGATTTGCCTTTTCGCTCACTGTAGAGCCATTGTACAAAGAACCTCAGAAAAAAGAATACGTTGCCGGTCAGGGCAACTAAGGCCCATCGCCAGTCATCAACAACGCTGTCTTTGAAAATATCAATTAAGAAGTCAATCATTTTTGCTTTCACAAAAACAGGCCCCGCCCAGCTTCCGTACCAGACGGGGCCGAACCGCGTTAATCTGGCGAGCCTTCTGTTGTAGCTCCAACTCCTTAAGTAACATCATTATCCGGCACACCCAGCGCTTTCCGCAAAGCAGCGAGCACCGGCAGGAGGATGTCTTCGTCCCAAGTTGGGTCGCTGGCAAGAACTTTTTTCTCTACATAATCGAAAGCCTTGTCGATAACATTCCTGACGTTTTCGGGCGATAGCAAAGCCGACATAGCCACTATTAACCCTTTCAGTACTTCCAGTAATAATTTACTCATACTTTTTTACTCCTTTCTGTTCTCAAAAATTACGTTTATATTTAAGCAGGGCAGGCATCCGTTCCCGCCCCGCGAACATTGTTGGTTGATATGAGAATCTTATGCAGTGCCGGCCTGTCGCAAGGTGAACAGATTTGAAAGTTCCAAAAAGCAATTCCATCTCAGTTTCTTTGTCGTCAACAAAGACCTTCCAGCCCCGATACCAATTATCAATGAAACTCAAGTAACCCTCAACCGGTAT